AAGAAAGAATGAATGGCTCTCAGGTGGTTACAAAAATCCCCACTTCAACATCTTTTACTGCAAAAATAGACATCGACCAAGCAATTGCAATAAAAAACGGCATAAAACAAAATGGAAGAGTTACTTTTAATGGCTCTATTCCACCCGGAACTTATAACAACATAACCATTTCTTGTTCTTTAGATACTTACGAATTCACTAGAAGACTGATTGATGGGATGGCAACAGATTTTTCTGGAATAAAGTACCCTAACGCAGAAATTAGGGCTGGTATTTCTTATGAAGTAGATATTACTGGCTACGGAAGACAAGCAAATATTGTGACAATAACCACTTCTGAGCCACACGAATTGACTGAAGGTCAAAAATTTAAAGTGTCGAGTCTGACTGAAGATTTAAATGGAGAACAAGAAGTTTTAGAAATTATTGATGAAAACACCGTAACTTTTTCCTCCGAAGGAGAAGCGTTTCCATTCCAAACGGTGTCAACTAAAACTGTTTACATAACTAGCAGAACCAGAAGAGGTAAAGTCATTACCTACACTACTTCTACCGCTCACTCTTTTGATTCTGGAGATTATGTAACTATTTCAAATATTCCTTCTACAAAATTTGAAACTCAGGCTTCGCTTTCAAGTAGGGCTGATGCAATAGCAAAGGCTGATAAGGCTGGAAAACCTTTAAGTGCAGAAAAAATTAAAGAATTAGTAGCCAACGCAGTTTATGACAGGTATTACTACAACGGAACTTTTGAAATAGTAGATGCCCCTTCTACAACTAAATTTGGTGTTAGAGCACCAGACCAAAAAATAGACACTAAAAAAGCAGAAACTATATCGCCCGCTGGAGTTGCAACAGTGTCTCCAGTTATTCAGGTTGGCTCGTATGGTCCTTACCCAAACAACGCAGACATAGGAATAACTTTTGACGAAGAATTTTCTAGCACTGCCTCCGCACCAAAACTTATAAGAGGCGATGAACTGCAAACTTTAAATAAAGTTTTAGACACTTTTTCAGACGATATTGATGGGTTTGAGTACAGAATAGATTGCGAGTATGACCCAGAGACTAGAAGTTTCTTAAGAATTTTTAAATTTGTACCTAGACAATTTCCAGATGCACCACTAGATGGAAGCGTATCTCCAATAACTAGATTTGGTGCCGAGAAAAACTTTTTTGAGTACCCTGGAAACGTTAACTCCGTAAAAATGGAAGAAAACGCAGAAAATGCTGCAACTCGATTTTTTACAGTTGGCACGAAAGATGGTTCTGGCTCGGATAGTTTTGCACCTTATTCGATTGCCTCTGCCGATGATTTATTGTCAGACGGCTGGCTACTTCTAGATGAAGACGAAAAAGTTGATTCAGAAGCAAGAAAAGAAGTTTTGTACCAATGGGCTGAGCGTTATCTTTTTGAAAGCAGACCGCCTATGGGTGAAATTACAATAACTGTAAACGGAAGCATAGACCCTACAGTTGGCAATTATTATCCAGGAGATTGGTGCTGTTTAGTAGTTGATGATGATTTTGTTAGGCAACGTTTAGCCAACGGTTTAGAGCCTAGAGATGATGTAATAGTTAGAAAAATTTTGGGTTACAGTGTAAAAGTAAAAGATGCTTTAGGTGTTCCAGAAGAAGTGACTATTAATTTAATTCCAGATTGGGAGGTGGACACTTTTGCCAAGTAAAAGATTTACGTCAAAGCGTAGTTTTGGTACACGTTTTAATGACATCAAAGATACAGTTGATACCTCTCAAAAAACCACACCGCCAGATTTAATAGTTAATGACAGCATTGATTACTCAAGAATCGATGCCAACTCGATTGACTACTCGACAATTAATTATGGTGGAATTGATGCCAGTAACTTTTCTCAGGCTGCAAAAATTCCTTCTGGTGAATCTAACCAGCGTGTGCCAGCGGATTTAGACGATGTTAATTATTGGGAGCAAGTAACTTCTGGTCTTTTAGAACTACACAAGCAAGGATTCCACAACGACGAAGATATTCAAAACGTTGAATCCACAGCGGAAGGTATTTCTTTTACCCCTACTGCTACAGAAGCAGCAAGAATATATTTAACTGGTAGATTACCCATTCCTAAAAGCAGAAAAGTATATGCCACTTGGGAAGCAGACAGAGCCACCAATCTCAGATTAATTTGGTGGAAAAATTCGCATCAAGTTGACGTAACGCATTCTTCTACAACTGCTGGAGTTGCAAAGATAACTACAGCAACTGCTCATGGTTGGGCTGTTGGAAATGAAATACGAGTAACTGGATTAGATGCCAATTACAACGGCTATCACACTATTACTGCGGTTGACGCTTATTCTATAAGTTACACAAGTCCTACTTTGACAGTTGATGATGACTTAAATGAAGATAAATGGGAAATTGTTGGAAAAGTAAATCTAGAAGACTACGTCTATGAAGAACTTGTTGACAAAGTTCAATGGTGGGCTGATTATCGCTCGTCAAACGTATCTAACAAAGTTTTGACTAGCAATGTCGCTACGCTCACAACAAACGCATCGCACGAATTTGTTGTTGGTGACACCGTAAAAGTAAGTGGCGTAGACCCTACTAATACTTCACCTCCCATATTTGATGGTGCCCACAAAATTACTGCTATAACTGACACTACTATTAGTTATCAAAAAGAAAATGCAAACGTGGCAAGCACTGCTGTTTCTCCAGTAGTACAAATTACTAGCGATGACTCTAAATCTGCAACTGAATACGCTGTATACGTAGAAGTAACCGCTGGCTCTGAAAACTTACTATTGAAATCAGCAAAAGTATTTGAGGTTCTCGGCTATGGTGCAAAAGCACCGCTTTACGCTAATGTAAACAATTCTGTACTAACTAACAACATTGTCACTTTAACTACTGATGCCGCCCACAATTTTGTTGTCGACAGTTCAGTTGTTATTTCTAATGTAGGTTTTCCTTACGATGGCACTCATATTATTCGTGGAATTGGTGACGGTGTAAATACTTTTACTTACACTTTAATAAACGCAAACGTTGCATCTGCTGTAGCAAACGGTAAGGCTGTTGCTTATGATGGAAAACAACATAGCGAATTAACTCCAGACGGATTGCGTTTGTATCAACCAAACGGGACATTGGCTGTTGATTTAACTACCGCTGGTAATTCGGTTTTTAATATTTATTATGATGGAGATGTTGTAACTTCAATTTCTTACGACGGCTCTGCTGTATTTGAATCTGTAGATGCAGATTATCATGTGCTTAATTCGGTAGACATAGTTGGAAATTTTGCAAATGCAAAATATAACGGATTTCCTTACAATGAATTGAATACCGCAAATGTTGGCGAAATAGAAAAAGAAAATTCATACTTAAATAGGCTACCTAGAGGCACTATTTATGAAGGATACTTCACCCCTGAAACAGTGGTTTTAACTAACACCACTCCTTATGCAAGTATTGCTTCTGGAGTATTTACATTAGAAAGAAACCGGGCTTATAAAATTGACCCGTTAATGGCTAATTACTCTATAAACAACACTTCAAATAAAAATGCAATTCTTTATTTAATGATGGGTACAGGGCCATACAGCATTGGCGGAGTTGCGGATTATGGCAGTCGTTATGTTGTAGGTGCTGGAAATTTTGTTAGTGTAAATATGCCACCAGTTTATGTTGACGCAGATGGAATTGAACTATATTCAAAAAATATAATTGGTAGAAGGGCAGAAAGCGTCCCAGCAAAAACTGGATTAGTTGCAACTCTATCTACTACTACTGCTAACGTAACCTTGACTACTGGAAATACTGCAAATTTAATTTCTGGTCAGTCACTTACCAAAACGTCTGGTACGGGTGCTTTTGGCAATGACGGACTTGTTTATGTTGGAAATGTTTACTCAAGTACTGTTTTTAATGTTGTAGATGAAACTGGCTCTACTACTTTCCACAATACCGCTGGTTCTATAACTTTTACTGCTGCTCAAAGTACAATGGTTAGTTTGAGAATTGAAGGTGGAACTACTAGGTTTGCTGGAGATGTGGTAGGTGTTTCTGGTGCAACTTATCCCTATTCTGGATACTGGGAAATTAGAAAAAGTGGCAATTACTCTGATAACTCTAGTTATATTACTTACACTACAGAAGGTATTGCACTTTATACTTCAGACTTGGGAAACGTAGTTACGGGCATAACCGCTACTTTAACTTCTGGGTCAACTACTGTAACTGTGGCAAATACCGCTGGGTTATATCCTGGATTTAAATTAGACAAAACTAGCGGAACTGGTGCGTTTGGCACTGGTGCTGTAATTGCTTCTGTAGATAGTGCAACTCAATTTAGCACTACAATAGTTCACGCTACCAGCGGAAGTATAACTTTTAAAGTCACTCAATATGAAACCGTAAATACTCCTGAAGCAAAGATTTATTCTAGGCTAGACATAGGTCAGTCCGTAATTAATTATGATGTACCAATTTACTGGAATCTTATGCTAGTTGCTTCTCCCGTCAGTACAGCAGCCAACACTAGCATAACTCTCAGCGTAGGAGGCTCGCCCACACCAGCAGCAGCATTAGTGGTCTATGATTACGGACCTGCTAAAGGACCAAGTTTTGATGAATCATCTGACTTTGGAAGAACGGCAATTGGTAGTCAGTCTTTAGATTTTGATGACCAGAGTGGTCCTCACACTTCTACTGGCGGTAATGGAACTGGCTTAATTATCACAAAAACAGAAACTTTTGACGCAGACCAGTCTGCTTATTACGACAATTACGGAAGAGGAAGTAGTACAACTTCTGGAGAATACGCTTATAGATATTCTCTGTACCAAGGTAATCCAGGAACCGCATCTGGAGTTAAAAAGTCAGCGGTGAGATTTGAGGTAGTCTCTCTACCCGCCAATGCAACCGTAACTAAGGCAGAATTATATTTAAGAAATAGACATTCTTATCTTTCTTCTGGATTAACGGCATACATTGGTGCCCACCTTGATGGTAACTTATTAGACCAGACTGTTGCACCTACTGCTATAAATTTTATTGGTACTACCGACATTCTGTCTGTTCATTTTAATAGGGGTCAGGGTAAGTGGGTTACTCTGCCAGAATCTTGGCTTGCAGATATAGCATCTGGGCAAAACACCTTTAGAGGAGTGCTTATAGGAATTACTGCTGCCACTAATACTTGGTATTCTGGTTTAAATGATTATGGATACTTTGACGGATATACTATGGCTGACCCGCCAAAACTAAGAATCACCTACCAATATACGGAGTAAAAATGACTGTTCAAATTCAAATAAATGATAGAGTACACGCAAGACTTTATAATGAAGATAGAAGCCAAGTTGCTGTCCAAAACTTTGTTGTGACTGCAATTGATGGTTCTGTTTATAGGGGTGGTGTATTGGATTGCGACATTTCTGCTGGTTGGGAAATTGAATTAATTAGAAAATCTTTAGTTAATTTAAATTTGCCTACAACTTTGTCCGAAATAACTGTTTACGATAAAAACAACAAACCTTTTTTGCTGACTGGAAAAGGCGAAATTTGGCGAGACGATAGAGGTAGACTTTTTAACTTAGACTCGGTATTTACATGGGAATCTGGTCACATAGAGTTACCAAAGCCACCTGCTAGACCAGTAAAAAGACTGATAGACTTATAAAATAAGGACATTAGAAAGATAAATATGCATGAAGTAAAAGACGGCTCAAGAACCCTCCAATTTGAAGGCACGTTGCTAGGAAAATCATCTTCTTATCGACGTGGCTCTACCAGATGGATTGAGTTTGAACTCTACAAAACTGAAAGTGGTTCTTATGTTTTATCCAGAATTGGGGTATCTCTTGTCTATCACGGGGCTGCTTGCCCTCTTGTAAAACGATACGGATTACAAGAAATCAGTTTTGGCTTGATTGAAAAAGACTCTATTCCTTGTGAAGAATGTAGACCTTCTGGCGAGGCAGATTTAGTGTTTCCTGAAAAGCACAGGTATTGGGCACAGGTTAGTGAGGAGCCTTCCGCTGTCTTAGACGCTCTATACAAATACGACCAAGGTGGTGCTCGGTACTTAACTAACGTCGCTCAAAGGTTGCTAGAAAACGCTTCAGACAAAGACTCGGACATTGAATCTATCTATAGAATAGAAGTGATTCCTTAATCGAAAAGAGCCAAAATGGATGACAACATTCCAGAAATCTTTAATTTTGACCCTGAAAATGTCAGCCATTTGGATATGATAGCGATACAACTCAATGAGATGTATCAGTCGCTTCAACGTGGTGGATTTACAAAAGAAGAATCTTTAGAATTAATCGGCATGATTATGTCTAACGGGTTGTCTTACGAGCCTTCCTCTGAGCCAAATGATTCAATGAACGGATTTAATGAAGAAGATGGCGAAGATTTCGTATAAGTAGTACAATTTAAAAACAAAATGACAGAAAGAGACAAACAATGAGTCTTGCTGATGTGCAACTCAATCTTGTAGATAGCGTAGACAAAGCCGAAAAGTTTATGACTTGGCTTGGTCAGCGTAGACCAATGAACGCTATTGCTATTGACACCGAAACGGGTGAACTCCCAAATAGACCGCACAAGGACGCTTTATCTCCTTGGCATGGACGACTCCGCCTTGTACAAGTCGGCGATGGTATGACTGGCTGGTCTATACCTTGGGACGAATGGTCTGGCGTTTTTTATGAGGCTATGGACAAGTTTGACGGTGCTATCGTTTGCCACAATATTGCTTTTGAAGCAAAATGGTTTGAGATTCATTCTCGCTGGTCTATGCCTTGGCAACGTGCCCACGACACAATGATTATGTCTCAGATTATTGACCCAATTGGTTCGGCTGCTCTAAAAAAACTTACTGCTCAATATGTCGACTCTAAGGCTGCTGCACTTCAGACTCAACTGGATAATTCTTTACACGAAAACGGTTGGACTTGGGGAACTGTTCCAGTCAACTTTGAGCCTTACTGGGCTTATGGTGCTTTAGACCCAGTGCTTACTATGCGTTTATTTGAGCAGTTCTGGGAAAAATGTGGAACTGGCGGAATTTATTCGGCACCTTATGAACTTGAGATGGCTACTCGCAAGATTGCTACCCGTATGGAACTGAACGGTGCTCGTGTTGACCTTGATTACTCTCAGAAAAAATTTGACGAACTTACTGCTTACGGAGAAAGTGTTCGTAAATGGGGATTTGAAACTTACGGTGCTTCAATTACTAGCAACATTCAATTAGTTCGCATCTTTGAAAAACTTGGTGCCGAGATTACCGAAACAACTCCTAGTGGTCAAAAGTCTGCATCAAAAGACCAAATCAAAATGTTACTTCGTGATGGTTCTCCAGAAGTGCAACAATTGGCTGAAGTTGTTTTAAAGCAACGTAAGGCTGACAAGTTGGCTAATACTTACTTTAAGAATTTTCTTGAAGGCAATATTGATGGAATTGTGCACCCATCTATTCGTACGCTTGCTGCACGAACTGGACGTATGTCTATTACCGAGCCAGCACTGCAAACTCTTCCATCTGGAGATGCCACTGTTAGACGTGCTTTTATTCCTAAAGACGACGACCACTTAATTATTTCTTCTGACCTTGACCAAGTTGAGTTCCGTCTTACCGCAAACTTTAGCAATGACCAAGACTTAATTAATTTGTTTAATGAGGCTGACAGAACTGGCGGTGACGTTTTTACTGAAATTATGCGTCAGGTTTATCAAGACCCAACCGCACAAAAAACGGACGCTAGACGTAAATTGATTAAGGGTGTGGTCTACGGAAAGTTGTATGGGGCTGGAGTTTCTACTATGGCTTTAACTGCTGGTGTGTCTGATGCACAAATGAAATCTGTTGTTGATGCTTTTGACCAAAACTACCCAGGTGTAAGATACATGGCTCAGTCGATTGAAGATGCTGGAATGAAACGTTTGCGTTCTGAAGGAGTTGGCTATGTTAAAACTAGAACGGGTCGTCGACTACCTTGCGATGACGACAGAGTATATTCACTTACAAATTATTTGATTCAGGCTAGTGCTGCGGAAGTGTTTAAACAGAACTTAATAAAACTTGACCAAGCAGATTTGACTGAATACTTGATTGTCCCAGTGCACGATGAAATTGTTCTAAATGTTCCGAAAGATGATTCTGAAGAAATTATGCAAACTGTAAGAGAATGTATGACTACTCGTGAAGGTTGGCAGGTTCCGCTAACTGCTGGCGTGGACGGTCCTTTTGAAAACTGGGGGCAAAAGTATGAGTAAAAAATTTATCCTGTCTGTAGACCCCGGCAAGGCTAGTGGAATTTGCTTTTTTCAATACGAAAAGGGTTACGAGCCAAAAATGCTTTGGTCTGGTGAATATCAACAAAACGAATACGCTAACCCAATTAGAATGGCTATCCGTTCTTCAATTGAGTTTGGTATTCCAATAGAAATAGTCTGTGAAAGATTTACAATTAACGCTCAAACTGTGCGAAACTCTCAGGCACCATACTCGCTTGAACAAATCGGTATTTTGAAGCAAATTATGCTTGACCACAAAATGAACCCAGAAGATATAATATTCCAATCTCCAGCCGATGCTAAGGCTATGTTTAGCAATGAAAAGTTAAAAGTACTTGGCTTTTGGCATAAAGGCGGAGAAGGACATGCTTTGGATTCAATAAGACACGCCGTGCTTAGGCTTGTCAAAAGTGGCTGGATACCCACTAAACTACTAAATAGTTAAAGATACTATCCAAAAAAGTTTTTAAACTTTTAAAATCTGTGCTAGTATGTATGTAACGACGAAAGGAATACCACTCCGTGGCTATCAATGTAGAACTCGACGAGTTAGACAAACACATTATCATTACGTCAGATTGGCGTTTTAAGGAACTCTGCAAGAGTATTCCAGGCTCAACCTACGATTCTAAAACTCAGAACTGGAAGGTTCCAGTTTCTTGGTCTGCTTGCCTTGCTTTGCGTTCAACTTTTAAAGATGATTTAGTGCTTGGCGAAAGAATCAAAACTTGGGCTGTTAACGAACGTGCAAATCGTATTGACCCAGCAAACGCTTTACGTGATTTAGAAGTTTTGCCAGAAGGTGAAACTGGAAATGAAGACTTATTTCCGCACCAGCGGGCTGGCGTTAAGTTTCTTGCTACTGCTAGACAGGCTCTTCTTGCCGATGAACCAGGGTTGGGTAAGACCGCTCAGGCTATTCGTGCCCTAAAAGAATTACAAGATAAAGGCGAAGTAGTATTTCCAGCCCTAATTGTATGCCCCAACACTTTAAAGAAAAACTGGAAACGTGAGTTTGGTAAGTGGTGGCCCAGCGTTAGAGTGCAAATAATCAAAGGCTCCGCTACTCAAAGACGTAAGCAATTTGACGAAGATAATGTCGATGTTTATGTAATTAACTGGGAGTCTTTGCGTACCCATTCAAGACTTGCACCTTATGGCTCAGTTGCTCTTGCTAAGTGTCCTGACTGCGGTGGGCACGACGAGCGTGTAACTTTAAATAAGTGTGAAGTCCACAAGCGTGAACTGAACGAGATTGACTTCAAGGCTGTAATTGCTGACGAGATGCACCGTTCTAAAGAGCCAAAGTCTAAGCAGACTCGTGCTTTGTGGTCTGCTACTGGAGATGCTGAATTTAGATTTGCACTGACTGGTACTCCTATTGCAAACAACGTGTTAGACATGTGGTCTATTCTTCACTGGATTTCTCCAGAAGAGTTTCCTAGCAAGACTAGATGGATTGACCGAATGGTTAACACTATGCTTAACGCATTTGGTGGAATGATGGTTTTAGGTCTAAAGCCACACATGGAAGACGAGTTTCGTTCTGTAATCAATCCACGTATGCGTAGAATGTTGAAGTCTCGTGTATTGCCTTGGCTACCTGAAATGATGTTTGAACGTAGAGATGTTGAAATGTCTACAAAGCAGAAAAAGGCTTATGACCAAATGCGTGACACGATGATTGCTGAACTAGAAGGCTCTAGCGATGCAGTTGTGGCTCCTAGTGTTTTGACTCAGGCTCTTCGTCTACATCAGTTTGCAAGTTCTTATGCTGAGACTGTTGTCGACGAAACTACAGGTGAATCTAAAGTTCTTTTGTCAGACCCCTCCTGTAAAGTAGATGCTCTGATGGATGACATTAAAAATGGTGACTTTGGAGATGACTCGGTAGCAGTATGTGCCGTATCTCGCCAGTTGCTAGAACTGTTAAGTGCAAATCTAACTAAAGAAGGAATTGCACACGGAATGATTACTGGTGCTCAGAATGAAGATGAACGCCAGCAAGCCATTGACGATTTTCAATCTGGAAAGATTAAGTGGATTCTATTTACTGACAAGGCTGGTGGTGTCGGTGTCACTTTGACAGCAGCACGCAGACTCGTTATGCTACAAAGACCGTGGTCTCTTGTAGACCACAAGCAAGCACTTGACCGTGTTCACCGCATCGGCTCTGAAATTCACGATTCTATTTTGATTATGGACTACGTGACAGAAGGAACTATTGAAGAACGTGTAATTCAAGTTCTCGAAACAAAGGCAGAAAACTTCGAACAAATTGTAAAAGATAAATCTAAATTGTTAGAGTTGCTAAAAGAAGACAAGGCTGGTACTATCTAAACCATGAATGACGTAACTACTGAAAACAAAGAACCATACCGTCTCTCTAACTCAGAGATTCAGGTATTCAAAGATTGCCGACGTAAGTGGTGGCTTAACTACTACCGTCGACTACAACCAAAGCAAAAGGACTACACTGGTGCTCTTGCTCTTGGTTCTCGTATTCACGAAGCCCTAGACCAGCACTACTCTAAAAATGTAGATTTGCTTGAGGCTCACGCTGCTCTTGTGAAAAAAGACATGGACACTCTAGTTGCTGAATATCGTGACACTCACGACTTGGAGGCTGAGGCTGAACTTGGTCGTATCATGCTTGAAGGCTATCTACAGTGGATGGAAGATGAAGGCATTGACGCTGACCTTGAAATGATATCTACTGAAGAGATTATTGAAATGCCATTGTTTGATGGTGAAGTAATTCTTCAAGGTAAGTTGGATATGCGTGTTCGTCGTCGTTCTGACGGTGTCCGTATGTTCCGTGACTTCAAAACTGTTGGTGGCTCATTCTCTGATTTTGCTAATCAGGCTCAAATGAATGAACAGATTCTTACCTATATGCTTTTGGAATCCGCTCAAAACAAGAATCCTGAAGAGCGTTCTGAAGGTGGCATCTTTACCATGCTTAAAAAGGTAAAGCGTACCGCTGCTGCAAAGCCACCGTTCTATGAGCAAATCGAAGTTCGTCACAACGTGTTTACAATGCGTTCTTTTTGGCAACGTATTCATGGAACTATCTCTGACCTGATGGGAGTCAAGAAGGCTCTTGATGCAGGTGCAGACCCTAATTTTGTCGCTTATCCACGTCCTGGAAAGGACTGCAAGTGGAAGTGCCAGTTCTACACTGTATGCCCGCTAATCGACGACGGTTCCGCCGCCGAAGCGTTAATCAGTGAGATGTACGAGGTCGCCGACCCGTATGGTTATTACAAATCAGAAGACGAAAAGAAAGGTAGTGACTAAGCATGTCAGATGTACAGCGTTCACTAACTCTTATGGTCTATGGCGAGTCAAAGGTTGGTAAGTCAACTTTTGCTGTCACAGCACCATACCCTCGCCTGATGCTAGACGTTGAAGGTGGACACAGATTCCTTCCAATCAACGTTAAGTATTGGGACCCAATGCGTGAGGAGCCACCAGTGGCTGACGGCACTTGGGACACAGTTGTAGTACAGGTTCGTGACTACGACGTCGTTATGAAGGCATTCCAATGGCTTCAGAGCGGTAAGCACCAGTTCAAGTCTCTTATCATCGACTCAATTTCTGAGTTGCAGGTTAAGTGCATGGACAACATCGCTGGTACAGAGCAGATGAAGATGCAGCAGTGGGGCGAACTTCTTCGCCACATGGGTGCACTACTTCGTGACCTCCGTGACCTTACGATGCACCCTACTCAGCCACTTGAGGCTGTAGTACTAACTGCTATGGCTAGACGTGGTCAGGATGACCGTATGCACCCTTATCTACAGGGTCAGTTGGCTGTACAGGCTCCGTATTTCTACGATGTTCTTGGTTACATTGCAATCGAGACCATTCAAAATCCAGACCCAACTCAGTTGCCTTACAAGGCACGTCGGATGTATGTGGAACGCACCGATGAAGTCGAGGCTGGAGAACGTGTTCAAGGTCGTCTTGGTCAAATTGTTGAACAAGAAAACCTTGGAGTCGAGCGTATGCTTGACATGATTTTCGGCGAAAAAGCCGAGAAAAAGAAGTCGGCTTAACCCTAGTCGATGTCTAAAAGTAAACCCTCAATTCAAGAAAGAATAGGTGAGTGCTATGAGTAGCATTAACTGGGGCGATTTAGTAAAGGATGCTGGCGAATCTGCTAGCGGAAATTACGAGCCGTTGCCCGACGGCGATTATGAACTGAAGGTAATCGAGGCATCTGCCACTGTTTCACAGAGTGGTAAGACAATGTTCAAGATTACAACTGAAGTACAAGGTGGACCTTTCAACAAGCGTCGCATCTGGGACAACCTAGTTGTCTCCCCTGAAAACAAGAACGCTCTAGGTATCTTCTTCTCGAAGATGGCAGCACTAGGTGTTCCTCGTGAGTTCTTCTCAAACAACAACCCAAGCAATGCTCAGGTTGAACAGGCTATTCTGGGTAAGACTTTCCGTGCAACTATCGGTAAGCGTACTTGGAACAACGACGTGAAGAACGAAATTAAGAAGTATCACGTTGGTGTTGCTTCTTCTCCAGTGGCTCAGGCTACGACAGTTGCAAGTTCACCACTTCCACCTGCTCCACCTGCTCCACCTGCACCTCCCGCTCCTCCTAGTGCACCAGTTGCAACTTCTGCTCCAACTGACGCACCTTTCTAGGTAGAACGTAAAATAGGGGGCATCGTTTGCTAGTATTGTAAACGGTGCCCCCTTTTATTTGAGGTAAATAAATGTCAAAAATTTTCTTAACTGGAATGTCTGCCCCGCAAGCATCTCCTTCTGCTAATTCAAAAGCATTAAGTTTTGCTGGTTTACTAAATAAAGTTTTAGTAGAAGACGGACATGAAGTAGTCTGGGCTAGTCCAAGTGTTTACATGACTAGGGAAACTCTTGAAGAGTTTGATGCAGTAATTGTTGGCGTCTCACCTATAACAAGCATGGGTGCAAACAGAGTTTATGGTGCACTAAACGTAATTCAAACTTTATGGGACTCGGACAAACTTACTTTGTTTATCGATACTCCTACTCCTAGTCAAATTGAAGTTGGGTTGAAGTCGGTAATTAACAATCCAGAGAGTTTAATTAAACCCTTCTTTTCTTATCGAAAAGAATACTCAAATGTGTCAGCAGACAAGCAAATATTTAAAAATTTAGTTAATGCTGTAAACATGCTTTACGAGGCTGACTGGCAAAAAACTATTCACTCTAGGTTGCCTTGGAAAACTCTAGAGTCAATAAAACTTTCTCCGAATGTAAAAAAGAACCTTGTTGGCTTAAATCTAGATGCTTATGTGATTTTTGACGTTGATAGTAGCAGTAACAAGGAAAGAGCAAGTAAGTGGGTTTATGACTCAAATGACTCTAACTGGTACAAAAACGTCACTCAACTACTAAAAATGCCAACGTTGCCAATGAAAGTTAGTAAGGGTAGCACTGATACGGATATCTATAATCAAATAGAACGTGCTATCGGAGTGCTAATTTCACCAGATAAACGTGACGGAACTAATTGGAACTATAGATATGCTCAGGCTTTAAACGCTAGAACGCCTATAGTCACCGATTGGCAAGAGAGTAGCGTTTTAGGAAGTGCTTGGTCTGTTTTAGGATATAGCATAGAAGAAATGAGTCAAAATAAACGTGACTTAGTGTCTTTGGCACAAAAGGAATCTTACCTAGCCCAGATTCCTACAAAAAAAGATGGACTAGAAAACTTAAAATCTATTTTAGGAATAGGAAAGTAACATGGGTAAAATCAACGAAGACTGGGTAAAAGAACAATTTGCACAGGCTGGTGTAAAACTTGGTATTGGAAATGCCGTTTTAAAACTTATACAGGCTTGGAAAGACGTATCGGTGAGAGAAAGTGATATTCCAGTAGTCATAGAGATTTTTTCTAAACTTATTAAAGGTCACTCACTTGCTAAGTCTGAAGAATCTAACGGAACTTGGGTTCCAGTGCGTAGAGGTGACATTAAAGTAACTGATTACGTTCGAGTTAAGGCGGATGCTTTCTCTGGTGACCTTGGAATGATACACAATGGTAGAGAAGGTATAGTCACCGCTATTCGCTCTGGCGACATTATTGTCAAAATGAATGACGACAGAATCCCGCCAATAGATGGTGCCCACTACTCCCCAGACAAATTGGAAAAACTTGTTAAATGATTAGAGAAAAATTAACTATAAACGTTTCTGGAAAAAGCAGAATAGAAATCAATAACTTAATCTCTGCTCAGGTTGCCGAGTACCTAAATGTAGACTCTGCTGATGTTGAAAAATTTGTTGACATAGAGTTAGATATTTGTGCCGAAGAAGAAGGTTTTAGTGCAACTGCTTATGTAAAGGTAAAAACTAATGCCTAATTCTGACTGGAAAAACAAACCTTGGGCTGCCTCTGTAATCCAAAAGATGCAACCAAAAACTGCTATTGATTTCGGTGCTGGTGAAGGTATTTATGGTCAAATACTAAGAAAGTATTCTCCAGAAACTTACAAAGTTGCTGTTGAGATATGGGCACCTTATGTTACAGAATTTAAACTAGACAAAGTTTATGACGAAGTCTGGATTTGTGACGCAAGAATCTACCCCCACTTTAAGTACGATTTGGTAATTTTCGGAGACATTCTAGAACATATGAGTAAAGAAGATGCCCTTGCTTTGTGGGATAGAGTGTCTAAAGAGGCTAAATACGCTATTATATCTATGCCAATTGTTCATTTTCCGCAGGGTCATATTCACGGAAACCCCTATGAAGAGCATGTAAAAGACGACTGGAGCCATGAAGAAATAGTCGACTCTTTTAAAGGAATCGTGGCTTTTGAAAAATTTGACGTCACTGGGATGTACTTGGCAAAATTCTAGTTTTTGTGTATAATGATTAAGTAACGACGAAAGGACAACAATGCAAACATTTGTACCGTTAACAAGCAGTGCTTCAGACATTGCAAAAGTGCTTGACAACAAGCGTCTCAACAAGCAAGCCCTTGAGGGTTGGCAGATTCTTATGACTCTGCTTGAATTAGACCCTGAAGGCAACCATCGTAAACCCAAAGGCTGGGTAAACCACCCTGCTGTCAAAATGTGGCGTGGTCACGAAATGGCTCTATTTATGTATGTTCAAGCGATGGTACATGAGTGGATTAACCGTGGCTATAAGTCAACCATTGGAAATAAGGCTTGGAACACAGTTCAAACTGCTATGGAAAGAAGACTTATTACTGATGAAATTACTACTCCAGAGTGGCTTGAAAACAAAGAATTGTTTGAGAAAGTGGCATCTAGTCACAGGCTAGCCCTACTCAACAAAGACTATGAGTGGTACTCACAGTTTGGTTGGAACGAAGATACTGGCACTAGACCAGAGTCTTACGATTATGTATGGCCCGTTAATTAAATAATAGGGCGTGTCGTTTAGACAATATTTGTAACAATGTATAATCATTGTTATATGAAAGATTCACGCATCGGTGAAACTCTGTGGAGTGAGTGGACTGGCAACAACTACGAGCCAGAAAGACTCTTTTCCACAGTTTTTTATACCGAAGAACACGTGGATATAGAGCACGAGGTAGTTCGTCGTGCACTAGCATCTGTAGTGCAAAGAGACGGACACACTGATTCACTTGGACAAGCATTCAAAGTTTTAGATTTTTGTCATAACGAACAAGGTTATGCAGGAATTGTTGATGGAGATACTGAATTTACCCGCTGCGACGTAAACGGAATGACAATTTATGAAGACACAGTAGAAAAAGTTATTCCGATTACGTGGGTGGGTATTAATGTCTGATTCATTTAAAGACATGTCTTATCAAAAAGACGGGCTTTGTGCAAAAAAAGAAAATTCTAAATATATGGATTACTTCTTTTCTGAAGAACCAGAGGAGAAGCATCAAGCAAAAAATTTATGTTTTCAATGTCCAGTTAGGAAAGATTGTATTAAATATGCACTTGAAAGTAAACAAATTTGGGGGATATGGGGCGGTAAAGATGAAAATGAAATTCGTAGAACTTTATCTGTGGACGCCAACGGTGACGAATACCGCAGAGGTCGTTATCCCCAGTGTGGTTATTGCTCTGCTCGAACTAGCAAATTAAAAACTTATATTGTTGATTTACCAGGCGGTGGAAGATGGACAACCGCTCGAATGGTTGAGTGTACAGAATGTGGATTTATTTGGCGTAGTAGAACAAGTTTTAATGCTATAAATTCTTACAACCAAGACCGCTCTGAAAAAAAGTCTAAGAAATAATTCTGTTTTTTAATTCTGTAGTGCTTATTCCGTTTGTGTAGGGTAAAAATCCAAATCCAATGTTGTGCTTTTCTAGCCACTCACGAGTAAAACCCATTTGTTTCATGTAATCTTTTTCGCACCAATCGGTACCAGTGACTACAAAATCTGCTTGAACATCTAAAATTACTTGCCTTGAATCTTCATTTCCATAATTTTCTACTACTAAATCTACATATTTACAAGCAGATACTACTTCAATTCTTTCTTGTAGCGACATAACTGGTTTGTAGCCTTTAAATTTTTCTACAAATTCATCTGTATTTACGGCAACAATCAATAAGCCGTCTTGACCAGCCATATCTTTTAATCTTTTTAAGATTCTCACATGACCTGAATGAAATAAATCATAGGTTCCACCGTTGTAAATTCTAAGTCCCAAGGTTAATCTTCTAACTCATTGGGTGAGATATAAAAATCTTCAATTCCAAGCGACTCTGGATAATTAAAAAGTTGTTTTATTTTTGGCAAAGTAGAGGTAAACCTATCCCAGTCGTACCCAAGAACGTCTCTGGCATAAAGACAAAATGCATTAATTGTTATATGTCCTTCTTCAGTTGCTCTTGCTCTGTTATAACTGCTAGAAGGCGGGTGTTCCAGTTTAAGACTTTTATCTCTATAACAATATTTTTCGTTGTAGACGGCATAAAGAGTTAATAAAATGTCAATTCCCCATCCGCTTATCATTTTTTCTGCTTCTATTACGTTATTTTCGATAGAAGACCATTTGTAAAAGTCGTTTAAAACTTCACAAATTTCTCTAGACATTGCAAAATAAATTCCGTTGGTGCAAGTAGTTAGGTATATGTTTTCATATCTTTTTGAAAATGCAATTCTTGAACGTGCACCAGACCAATCGTCGTTAGTGGCATTAGGAGAAAATCCTATTAATTTTGGATTGTGGCTAAAAAGTAATTCTATATATCTTGTGTATTTCGCCCAGTCTACGCATTTGGCATCTCCAGCGTTAAAAATAAATATGTCGCTATCTGTCTCTAAAAAATCTTTTACTGCATTAAAAAAATGTCTGTAATATCTTAAATCTGGCTTTCTTTCCCAGTTTTTATTTAATTCTGGGTAAGAAGACACGTTAAAAAACTTGTGAGTTATGTTTCCATTTTCTAATTGATTGCTTATGTTTCGGCAATTTTCTATTGCTCCGTCCCAAGCAATTATGTAAGTTATGCTCTTCATTATTTAACTGGCAATACGCTTATGTTTTCTCTTGGGTCGTAATCCCCACCGAGAACCATTGTAAGTAATCCAGGCTTTGATTCTAAACCTGCACGGTCACGGAACCATTCTGAACCTGGGTCAGTTGTTGGGCACTGGCACCACAAGCGGTCACCAATATCCATCGTGCGGAAGTTGTGGAAGTGACCAGAAACCCACACATCTGCACCACCTAATGCGGTTTGACCCGCTGACTGTTGAGATAGATACTTTAAAACATTATTTTGATTTGCTTGATGTCCATGAAAAAGACCAAGCATACATCCGTTTACATCAACTGTTAAAGTTTGATGACCATGTGATGGATAGCGAAACTCTACATGTTGTAGTGCTGGGTTTTCGGCACATGCGTCTTGCACTGATGATGCAATCTCAACGTTCCAGCCGTCGGCTGGGTCAGCAGCAACCTGACGAGTGACCTCGTCGTGGTTTCCGTTAATAACTGGAACAATCATTTTTTCTGCCAAAGGTGCTAATGCTTTAATCTGTGCCATAAGTAAACGACGTGCAACACGCACTTGCTCGGTCAGTCCAAGGTCAGATGCTGCTAATCCTTGCAAGCGACCGTTCTGGGATACGTTACCTTCGACGTGGTCTCCTGGTAAACCTAGAACCACTGTTCCAAGTGACAAACCCATTTTTTGTAGACCTTTAAATCTTGTAACCGATGCTTCAGTCAAATACAAAATTCTTTCTATTGACTGTTCTGTTCCACCAGAGCCGTTCTTTTTACCAATTTGCTGGTCACTAGGAAAAATAGAAAAAGCACCGCTACCAGTTGATGTTTTAATTCCAGACTGCGGTCTCCACTTTTTGATTTCATCCACAAGTTTTTCCGCATCTAATTTTTCAGCCTGAACTATTCCAGACGGAGTGACGCTTACTCTGACTGATTCCAACCATTCGCCACTATAAGTTTGCCAACGTGAACGACGTAGTGATGTTACAGTCCACGATGCTGGCTCTAAGTCAAACTCTTTTAATACTTCTTCGGCATCTGGAATTTCACCCGCAGGTCTTGGCTTAGATACAACAAAACCACCTTTAGTGTCATCGACATCTAAACGTGGTCTCCAGTCTTCTGGCGTATTTAACGCTTTTATATCTGAGCCAGATTTACCTGGTTCAGAGAATTCTTTTAGTTTGTCTGAAATTCCCAATTTAATTGACCAATCTGTTGCAGGAACATTCTTTTCTTCTGTGTCTGTCAACGCCACTATTTGATACATCAAAACCTTCTTCACGAAGGATTCTAGCAATTTGGCTATTTGGCACTCTATTGGGAGAGAGTTCTGGTTGATTTAAAATTGATTCTAAAGTTTCTCTGTCTTCTTTCGGCACGTCAGTTGACACCAAAATTACGCCTATTTTACAAAGTTTTACTGATGAAGTTTTAGAAGCGTTATTCAACTTGTCAGAGAGAGACATTGGTACTCCTTCATGTATCTTGTGTCATTACAAATAATAGCGTCTTTTTAATAATTAAAGTACTTTTTTGGCACGTGTCCTTTTTGGCTTTTCTAGCAATTCAATAGAGTCTTTACCAGTAAGTCCAGCCGATGCGGTGACCAAGGTTGTAATCAGTTTTACTTCAGCCGAAAGTGATGTCACCGATTTATCGATATTATTTACTCGGTCAGCCAATGAAGTTCCACCATTTTCCCATAATTGGTGCTCTACTCTGTCTAGCCTTTCTGCCAAAGTACGACCTTCGGAGTCTACTCCAATAGCATCTCCAATTCTTCTGGCTACTCTGTAAATGGCGATAAGTGCACCTATAATAACACCGATGGCAGTTATTACTGCTGCTACTGTCATAACTAATTCTTGTGGCATTTGACCTAATCCGTAGTCTAGATTTACTCTATAATTGTAACCTAAGGTTGTGCACCTTATTATTATTCAGCACTGAAAACACATTCTGGTTTGCAAGAATTTGTCGTCTCTTAGTGCTATTATGGACACACTAACGAAAGGATTCAGATGGAATTACAGTCACAAAGGACGGGTGTTTGATTAGATGTCGGCGTCTCCCAAGTCAGAATATGCTCAAAAAATCTTCAATGGCGTAGTTTGGTATGCCAAAAATAACTGGAAACTTTTACCTTGCTACGGTATTAACGACAGTGGTCGTTGTACCTGTAATGGTGCTCACACCGAGCCAAAAGATGTAGGCAAGCACCCAGCCATTGGCGAATGGCAACTTCGTGCTACCGACGACGTAGACGTAGTTTCTGATTGGTGGACTAAAAATCCAGACCGCAACGTTGGTGTCAATTGTAAGCCATCTGGATTTTTAGTAATTGATATCGACCCACGTTCTGGTGGTATTGAGTCTTTTGAAAAGTTTGAAGAGTTGGTTGGGGGACTTCCACCTACAGTTGAGGCTCTTACTGGTTCCTACAATCACGGTGGAAAAGTTGTTCGTGGTAGACACCTTTATTACAAAGTAGAGTCAAATGAGCAACTGCTTGGAAACTTAAAATCTGCTGATTTACCAGGAATTGACATCAAGCACAACGGTTATGTGCTAATTGCACCTTCACGACACTTTTCTGGAGTTTCTTACGAATGGGCTAGCGGTAAGGCTCCTTGGGAAATTCAAATGGCTGATGCACCTGAAGAACTTTTACAGTCATTACGTAAACGTAGTCGTCGGTCTAGTACTTCATTAGGAGACGCAGACTGGGGATGGATTTCAGATTTAGAATCTGGAAACGGTGAACGTGTAGATATCGCAAAGATTCTTGAAGATGGAATTGACGAGGGTGGTCGTGCAGTTGGCATCTACAAACTTGCTTGTGCTATTGCAAACAAATTTGGAGTAGAAACTCCTGAAAAGCGTTTGATGATTGAAACAATGATGATTCGTTTCAACCACGAGAAAGTTCGCCCTCCAATGGAACTTGAAGGTGCTAACTCACTGCTCATGCATACTCGTCGTGCTATGGACTTTGTTGCTGACAATCCAGTTGCATTCAAACTATATCCAGGATTAGAAAACTGGGTTAATCAATCTCAGAGCGAGACTAGGGCTACTTTTTCTAGCACTAATACCGCCAACGTAAGCACTTCAGACCCAGATGATGTGGAACATTTTGATTCTGGATTACCTGGAACTGTTGGTGGTGCTGTCTATGAAGCGACTAAAAACGGAATGTCTATTGCTGATGCCTTTGGTTCTGGAAATATTGATATTCCAAAAGACCCCGACGCTATCACTGAAGCCGAGGGTGGTACTCCAGGTAAGCGTACTTTGTCCGATATCGGTAATGGTCGTAGATTAGTTGACTCTTTTGGTAATGCAATTCGCTACACTCCTGGAATTGGCTGGTTTATTTGGGACGGAACATATTGGAAACCAGATGCCGAAGATTTAGGTATGCACGAGTTGGCTAAAAAATTGCCACCAATTATTGCTACCGAAGTTGTTCACTATTCAGACCAAGATAAAAAGAATGAAGTCATTAAGTGGGCAAACGGTGCTAAATCTAACTCACGTTTAAACTCTGCAATTGAGAGTGCCAACTCTGACCCAAGAATTGTTACTTCGGTTGAACGCTGGGATAGCGATGAATATTTACTTGGTGTAGTTAACGGTGTAATAGATTTGCGTACTGGAGAACTACTTCGTGGTCGTCCAGATTTGTACATTACCAAGCGTGCTGAAGTAGCCTACACACCAGGATTGCGTAACGTGCGTTGGGAGCAATTTATTGACTACGCAACTGGTGGCGATAAAGAATTGCAAGAGTGGATTCAGAAAGCAGTTGGCTACACGCTTACTGGTTTGAACAATCAAGACTTGATGTTCTTGGTTTACGGTCCTCCCGGTTCTGGTAAGAACACATTTGTTGAAGCAGTAGTCAAGGCTCTTGGTACTTCTCAGTATGCATGGCCCTTAGACTCAAGCATTCTGGCTGACAACGGTGGAGTAACTAGCAATACAGATTTGTATCACTGGGCTGAGTTGCGTGGTCGTCGTATGGTTTGGGTGGACGAGTTGCCAGAATCTGAACGCATCAAAGAAAATGCGGTAAAGAAATTAACTGGTTCATCTGAAATTTCTGCTCGTTCCCCTGGTGAAAAGCCATTCACATTTAAGGCTCAGGCAAAGATGTGGATTACAACTAACCACAGACCAATGATTAACGATGATGCTATGTGGCGTCGTATTCGACCTATTCCTTGGAGCAATGTTCCAGAGTCTCCAGACCCAGACTTAAAGGCTTACTTGTTTGACCCCGAAGGCGGTCTTCCAGCAATTTTATCTTGGGCTGTCGAAGGTGCAATTAAATATCTAGGCTCGTCTGCTCGTGACCCATTGGGTTGGTGCAAGGCTGTACAAGATGCAGCAGAGATGTACCGCAAGAATGAAGACCGTATCGGTTTGTTTTTGGACGAAGAAACCAAACAAATGGATGGTGGCTCTTTGTCTGTTAAGGCTTTATTCTCTGTGTACCGCATGTGGTCTGAAGACCGTGGTGAACGCCCTATGACTCAGATTGCGTTTAACCGCAAACTCTCTGACCGTGGCTTAAACATTGTTGGTCACGGTGCTAAGGCTGAGATAAATGGAATGATTTTGCTACCCCGTGCTGTGCCGTCAGCCGAAGTTGACTGGAGTATGGCAACACGATTTGCTAAAAACAATTTTTAGTAATCAAGGTGTAGTATAAAAATGTGTCTTGGGAGAGACGCACAGCAGGGGTCGGGATGCCTCTCGTTCCGACCCCTGTCTAAAACTTAATTACTTAGGAGAAATAGTGAAGATTACAATAGCAACGCCGATGTACGGTGGAATTTCGAAAAGCGTATACGTCGCTTGTTTGAGTGAACTTATGTCTAAATTAAGTGATGCTGGACACTCTGTAAAACACGTGTCTATTACTAATGAAAGTCTTATTACTAGAGCAAGAAATACTCTTACCCATATGTTTTTAAAGAGTGATAGCGATGCTCTTTTGTTTATCGATGCTGACCACGGATGGATATCAGACGACATAGTTAAAATGGTCAATTCAGGTAAAGACTTAATTGGTGCTATTTATCCTATGAAATCCATCAACTGGGATAACGTACATGCTGCTGCTTTAAATGGTAGACCAGCAAACGAACTCCATCTTTACTCTGGAAATTTTGCAATTAACTTTTTGCCAGAAGCCCAGCAGTTCCAAGGAGACGAGCCGTTTAAAGTTCGTGACATTGGTACTGGAATGATGTTTATTCGTCGTATTGTATTTGACACTCTAAAGCCGTACTGCAAGACCTACCACAACAATTCTCCTAGTTCTGATATTGCTATGGGCGAAGAGATGGTGGAGTATTTCCCTACAATTATTACCGAAGAGCCAGAAGCAATTTTGCTATCTGAAGATTATGCTTTCTGTCACATGTGGCGTCAGGCTGGTCACGATGTCTACGCTGCACCTTGGGTAAGAATTACTCACGCTGGAGAATACAACTTCTCAGGCTTTTTCTTAAAAACTTTAGAGATTCAGAATCAGATGGCTAGTGAGCAAGAAAACTACAATCCACTAGAAACAGTTGCCGATGATGGAAGTGCTGTTGTCAACACTCCTAGTCATCAGATGGATGTTCCATTGAGTCAAGCAGATTCTTTACAGTCGTTGGATGCCATTTTCGGAGGTTCTGCGTCGGAATCTGGTCTTGATTCAGACCCTCAGCAATCTGTCGAAAAGAAAGCCCCGAAGACCTCTCGGAAGAAATCCTAGCCTTAATCTCTTCTGGAGTTTTGTTTTTAGGACCCATATCTACGCCCCAAACAATGCCACGCTCACGCCTGTCTTTGTGAACATCTTTCTGCCTAGCAGCAATGATGCCTCGTTCCATCTCGGCTAGTGCTGACATAATTGTCACCACAAATCTGCCTTGATAGGACGAGGTATCTAAATTTAGGTCTAGCATTACCAATCGCCAATTATTAGTGTTGGCTCGGTCTATGATGCTCAAAAAGTCCTTCGTAGAACGGGCTAGGCGGTCGATACGGGTCACAAATAAAGCCTGAGCCTCTCCGCTATCCAGTCTTTTTAGGGCTTCTGATAGGGCTGGACGACCCGAAATTGACTTACCTGAGCGACCTTCTTCTCTAATCAACTCATATCTTGTGAATCCAGCCAACTCCGCTGCTTGTATTAGTTGGCGTTCTTGAACGTCTAGACTTACGCCATCGTTTACCTGAAGTTGAGTAGAAACTCTGGAATATAGTAAGGCTATTTCGTTCTGTGACATAAGGACTATCTGTTTAAATGAGTTGGTTCTGGAAATGGATTTAGCGAAGTTAATGGATAACGCCATCCAGTAATGTAAGGGTCAATAAAGTAATCGTTGTCAATCACAGTATCAGCCATCACCCAGCCGTAGATTTCTACTTCTGTGAAATACTCCATGTCTGTGACTTTACATCCAACTATTGCTTTACCCGAATCCTTACGCCATATTGGTACTCCGTCATTGGTTCTAACAGTTCTGACTTCCATGTTGCCACCGACGTCAGGTAGGTCTTTGCGGTAAGGGTGTAATTCATTTGGGTACCAAGGCAAGTTATATGGCTTATTGGTAGCCTTTGCTACTGCGTATTCGGCAACAATGGTGCGAACGTTAGCCAGAAGTTCTGGCTCTAGGCGTCCATCTTTCTTGCCTTCAGCGTAGTTTGGGCGGTCTGTGCTACCGAACTTCATAAGCCAGCGTTCTACGGCTAGCATGGTGCAAACTCGGATTTCATCTTTTGTCATTTGTACTTTAAACATAGGTACATCTTACCACTAAAAACAGAAAACCCGCCTAGCGAACTAGACGGGTTTCCCACGAAAGGAGACTGGGTACTATGAACAACCACAATCTGTCAATTTCTTGACTCTTAAAGAGTACCACACTTTTAGGTTATTTTCCAACATATTCGTGGGAAAAACTCCAACGGTCTGGATTTAACTCCCACCTAGTGGTTCTTCCGTTCTTGTTCTTATCGGTTCTTTTCATATGATTCTTGGACGTAGGCTTCCATAACGGAGAATTGTCACGATATTCTCCTAGTCTTGGGTGGCTAGTCTTTGCAAAAAAACGTTTTCCGTTTTCTATATAATGCTGTGCCACTACTTCAGCAATTGTATGTCCAAATCCAAAACCTTGATAGTCAGGTAGAACTACAAGCCGATGACCTCTGTAAGCATTTTTAACTGTTCCAGACGGATAACTCATAACAGAATAAAAACCTACTACTTGTCCTTCCCAGATTGCCAAGTAGCAGTGTGAGGCTTTGTTGAGCGATTCGGTGAGATAGTGGTGCGGAGCAAAGAGGCTCCAAACTTCGTTTGAGCATGGATATACTTCAAGTACCATTTCTGGTCGATGAAGGTACCTTCCCGAAGCCCATTCGCCTCTATCTGTATCTATTACCCAGTCTGGTTCTATAAATTCAAGAATGTCTCTATGGACTGTTGCTAAAACTATTCCCGTTATTCCGTTTTTTCTGACGTATCTAGACATTGCGGTAGAGGCAGCCTTAGCAACATTTCTATCTACTACAGAAGTAAACTCGTCTATTACTGCATTGTTTTTTAAAGACCTTGCCAAATTTGCACGGAACTGCTGTCCGTTTGATAAAACGTGAAATGGTTTTACCCATTCTGGAACCGACATTAATCCTGCTGCTGAAAGTCTTTCACTGGCATCCACTGCTGATTCAAATTGTGAAGCAATGGAACCGCCGTGCCAACTTATTTTTTCTGGGCTACCAAACTCTTTTAGCAAGGTGGATTTTCCAGTACCAGATGCTCCGACAATTACCCCGATACCGAAATCTTTAGGCAAATCTTCTGGAATAAGGTATGGATAAAATTCCTCATTTCCGTCGGACACGTAGTCAAAAGGTTTAATTAATTCTTCAGTAATTTCATCCATAAAAACATAAGAAGTCAGTGGCTTATCTGAACGTTTTAATGGTTGCCAAGTTGTCATACGAATAGCCTAACATTAGAAATGAGATAATTGTAATACCTATGGAACAACAAAATAAAGAACAAGACCCTTGGCAATGTTCGGTTTGTAAAGAGATTTTTGTAGTTCCTTCTCTTGCCCGTTCTTGCGAAATGAAGCACAGCGGGGTTGTTTTTGTTCGTCAGCCTTATGTCCCTAGACCAAATCAGAGACCTTTAAATCCTAAATAATTACCACTTACCAAGAGGGCATTTGGCTGCTTTTAATTTTGTTTTATATTCCATAAAGCAACCGCATTGTTTGCATTGATTTAGTCCCTTGATAAGTTCTGGGCACTCTTTGCATATAGCCATGCGACCAGCGGCGTGGCTTTCATCAATTTTTACTACTTTTGGATTTAGCAAATCTAATGGAGTAACTCCGTTTTTTTCTTTGTACTGCTCCCAGCGGGACTTTTTAGGTTCGTTACTATCCATGATTGTGGAAACGTTCCAATCCAGACATATCCTTATCTATAATAACAAATTCTCCGTCTATAAAAAGTGCATTTGGAGATGCAACATACATTCCATATGGATATTCTAGAAGATTCAATACTTGAGGATTGCTCAGCAAGATGCTTCCAAAATATTCAGAAGTTTGAAACTCTTCAAGTACTTGCCCGTCTTTTAAAAAACGAACTGTTATTCCATCGTGCTCTGGAAAATCTTCAGAAATGTCTACTATTTCGTCATAGCCAGTAAAAATAGCAGCGTGCTCAACGGATAGTGGTAAATCGTAAAGACACTGAGTATCTATAACCCAAACTAACGGAATTCCGTTTACCCCTTGGTGAATAAAAAATATTGAGTCATCTGTAAGCATAGTTTCCTCTTAACAATCCGAAGTCCAACCGACTCCCTCTGGAGAAGCAGGTGAACAACTGGCACCCTGACCAAACCAACTTGCTGCACAAACGCCAGTAGAAGTACAACAAGCAACTGATACTTGAAAACTTGTACAGTAATTTCCAGAAACTGGTGGGGCAGAGCCAGCCTTGTAACCAACCAAAAGCCCTTGAACGCAACCAACCATTATGTCAATCCGTTTCCACCAATAATCCAAGAAGTAGAAGTAATCTTCACTGCGGTAGCCATGCCGTAAGCAGCGAGTGTTCTTGAACCTGTAGTTCCAGTGTTAGCCAAATACATTGTGTCTGTAGTAATTGCAATTGTTAAAGAAACTGATGCTGGATTAATAAAGGTGATTGTTGAGCCAATTTCAAAAGCAACGTTTGAGTTTGCTGGAATTGTGTGAGTCAATCCAGTAACTGTTGTGTAGATATGTTTACCAGCGTGAGTTGCAAGAATTGCGGTGTTAGCAGACACGGAAATCTGTGGCATACCGATATAACCTGCTTGGCTGGCTGCTGTAGCAGCGGCAGCGTTTGCTGGAGTAATAGTTGGAGTTGTTCCGAATACCAAAGCACCCGAACCAGTTTCGTCAGAAATTACACCAGCCAACTGAGCGGAAGTTGTTGCTGCATAGTAAGTGTTGCTAAGAGTTGGCTGTACCCAGAAAGGTGCGTTGGTGCTTGAGTTAAACGCAAGAGTTGAGTTGTTAGTGGCTGTTCTTGCCAAGAAAGTAGTTGTGTTTGCTGCCGATTGATACGGTAGCGAACCAGCAGCACCAGCACCTAAGTTTGCCGAAATGCTAGTCGTTGCTGCGTTTAAGTTTGCAACTTGAGTAGTAGAAGAAACTACAAATGGAGCCGTACCTGTTGCTTGACGAGAAATTAATTGTCCAGAAACGTTTACGTTTATTCCAGTAGCAGCACCAATGTTTGGAGTTGTAAAAGTTGGTGTGTTGTTCATTACAACAGAACCAGTGCCTGTGTAAGTTCCAAAATCTGTAAGACCAACTTCCCACCCAGTTGCGGTATTTGATGTTGTGTCTATACAAGTAACCATTGCGGTTGTGTTTGCTGGAATTGTAATTACTGTTGCAGCATTTGCAAAAGTGTTTGCAGTAACGTTTCCCGTGCTGTTGTTGACAATATGAAAAGTCCAACCAGTTGCCAAGGTTGCTGTATTTGGTAAAACAACCGTTTGAGTAGTGCTTCCAGTAAATTGTTGATAATAAGAACTTGAGTTAGTTAGAGAAGTAAATCCAGCAGCAGTAACAGTAGATGTATACCCCATTAACGAAGTCATTGCTTGAGGTGGGGTAGCCCAGTATGGTGCGTTTGTACTTGTGTTGTAAAGCAAAGCCGACATATTTGTTGTCGGTGCGGTTAGTTCTGAAGTAGTGTTTACACCAGACTGATAAACAAGTTCACCCTTGTTTGCGGTTCCGCCAGTTAAATTATTTGCAATTCCAGAAACAGCAACATTTAAATTTGCTACTTGAGTTGTTGAAGTTACGGTAAATGGTGCTGTTCCTGTAGCCACATTTGAAGTAAATGTTGGTGCAGTAACTACTTGGGTGAAAGAACCGCCACTTAAGAATTGAAAGGCAGAGCCAGACTGCTTTGTGATAGCAGCGTCACCTAAAGTTATTTTTCCTTGCCCTGTTGTATTAGAGAAAAACTCTCCCGTTGCGGTAACGTTTCCAGAAACGTTTAGGCTTGTTCCAGTAGCAGCACCGATGTTTGGCGTGGTTAGTGACGGGCTTGTACTAAAAACAACATTC